TACTATTATAGGAATGTCTTTTTCACCACGCCACTGATGCGACGTGAGTCGTTTATCAACCGGCGATCTTCCACCTAATCATGGAAATAACTTGAGTCATTCCCAATCAAAAGGTTTCAAAACCTTGGGCCGTAATGGCTTACGGAAGTCAGACATACGTCTTCGACTAAGAACCATTGGTTTGGATAAGACTGACTGTAATAGGGTTTTATCCCTCATCAGTTCATTAATCTCTTCCAATGGGATAGTCTTTACTATCGCCTGGCTTAAGAAGTGTCGTAATATGATTTATGCTTTCCATAGGGAACAATTTCATATTGAACCCAGGATCGCTCATATTAACGGCTACCCACTTAAGTTAGTGTTTCTTCAGAAGTATACTCTCAGTATCCAGTTCAGAGTAGCGAACTGTTATAAGTTCTTTACTTTATATGAACCTACTAATGAGAGTATGACCAAGTTCTTAACTGCGGTCAATCGGTGCAAGCCATCGCAGGCGGCACTTGAAACTGCAATTAAGTATATTGAACTTGGTGTTTCAGAATATCACCACAAGAATGCAGGTCTGTCATTTAATACAGCACCTCCATTGTACGTACCTAAGAACGCTGGCAATAAAACAATGCCCGTTCAACGTACTGTCGTCCCACGGGATCAGGAGCATTTGATTAACAATTTGTCAATCATTGCAAAAGACCTTACGGGGCATGGCACTGAGCCATCAATCATTCTAAATCGTGCGTTTCATGAATGCACTGAATGGTTGGACACTTATACTGGTGTTCCTATGTTCCGTCACCTACGTGAAGAGGCATTAGAAATGATGCACGACCCGTACTATAACTTTCTCCCGTCTAGGTTAAAACCCGACTGGGATGTTATTAACTCAGGTGTCATTGGTATGACGCAAGAGCCGGGCGGCAAAATTAGATTCTTCGCAAATCCTAATATATTTTTATAATATATGTTAGGTCCTTTGTTTGAATCCCTCCGCAAGTGCGTAAATGATGATCGTAATGATTTCTCACTTATGCAATCAGATGGACACAACTATATTTATAAGTTGGTCAAATCTGGTCGGAAATGCCACTACTATGATCTTAGCAGTGCTACAGATCTTTTCCCACTATCTCTCCAAATTTATTGGATGAAGAAGTGTGGCTTTGACCAATCCCAATTAGATGTCTTTTATAAAGCATCTCGAGGGACATGGTTTATGCCAAACGGTCATGAAATCCGTTGGTCCGTAGGTCAGCCATTAGGACTGAAACCTTCTTTCTATGCGTTTTCCTCTACCCACTCTATGCTTATAAGGGGTATATTTCTTTCTCTTGAGAAAGAACCCGAATATGCTGTTGTTGGGGACGAT